TTCCTGTTCAAACTGGAGGGTTTTGTGTTCTTCCTCGGTAAAAGATAAATCCTCACGCATAGTGCGGACAATCTTTAATGTGGTGAAGTCGCCCTCTCTTGGCAAGATGTTCAGCAGAATCAAACGGTCGAATACCCCTAATTTCATCATCACTCCTTTTGGTTTATTTCTCCTTCTTATTTTTGCCTAGTTTTCCAATCTTCTTTCCCTTTGAATCCTTGATTTGCTTTATTTCACGCTTGCCATATGGGGTCTTAATAATTAGTTTCCCCTCACAGCCTGCGATTATTTGAGCCGCTAAGGAATTGTCATTCTCATCAACGGTAATCGTATCTTTGTTTAACTTTATTCTCATAAGTACCTCCGAAGTTGGGGGGGATTAAAGGCTCCCCCCCAGGCCTTGAAGTTTAGCTGTGATAAACGTTGGCGTACCATACCTGTCCATCATTAGCAGTCTTGAACAGAGGTATCTTGTAGTCGTTTCCAGAAGCAGCCGTTGTTGAACCGCCCAAGTCCTCAATAGTATTCACGTCAAACATGGCGGTTAGCACATTAGCAGAGATGTTAGTGCTGAAGCAGAACAATCCCGCTGGCTGGTTTCCATCGGTATCGACATATTGCATCCTCATGCCCATAATCATCTTGGCACTTGAGGTAGTGATACCAGTAGGTAGCCAGATGCCGTTATTCTGGACACATATCATATTGCCGCCAGGAACAGCAGCAGATGCGAAGTTTATCCAAGTCGAAGAAGCAGCCACAGTCCCACCGATTGTTCCACTGAAGTCAGCCTCAATCTCCATGACACCATAGCCGTCACCCTGATTGGGGGCAGCCACAGTACCCTTGAAGTAACCTATCCTGCCAGTTGAAGCGTTAAGAGTAGAAGCCGTGCAGGATATACCAGCCGTTGTACAGGTAGAAGTTATTGTGGAAGTTGTAGCTATCGGGTAAGCAGTTGTGAAAGTAGCATTAACAGTTGACAGTGGAAGATAATACAAGGTGTCAGCTATGCTTATTCTTAGTGTACCCGTAGAAAACAATTTCGTGCTACCAGTGGTTAACCCATTGATTGCCATTAGCACACCATCGGAATCAAAGTCAGTAACAGTGCCCGAGGCTGCCATGTAGATGAAACCGGACTGAGAACCAGTACCAGGTAATCCAAAGGCTGTGCTTGCCTGACCTACCCACTCAACTTCGAGGGGATAGAAAGCACCAGCGCAAGCGGCGTTTGGCATCTTGATTTCACAGTTGACGGCTGAGAGCAAACCAATAGTACCCCCGCCAGTTCCACACTCAACATAGCCTTTCAGGGCGTTGACGTAATTGCCACCAGTAACATTAAGTGTCAGATTAACGCCAAAGGGTCGCCCTACGGCAGCAGCAGTCCATGTGGAAGCAACCGTCAGTTTATCGGTGCTGTGGGTCATGGTCACATCACCCGCACCAAAATCTAACTTCTTAGTAGCTGCTATATAGACGTCACCACCAAGGTAGCTGTCTAACTGAACACCAAGTCCGCCATCGGTCTGGATTGAACCGTTAGTTATAGCGGTCGAATTAGTAGTGTCATCCTGAATTATCTTCTGTGCGAATGTAGCAGAAGCCGCAGCCGCCGTTATAACAGCCGTTCCAGCAACACCGAGTGCTGAAGTAGTTGCGCCATTTACGATTACATTATTGTCAGTAGCGCATCTAACATAGTCTCCGCCACCTTGCCCGTCAAGATAGACATAGTGAGTCGCTGCTACTGATATTTCTCCAGCAGTTAGCGTCAGATTGTTAGTTGGTAACGTTACAGCTGTAGCCGTGATGTTTATTTCATCAGTAGCACCTATCTGAATGTCTACTCCCGTTGTGCCTTTTATTGCCAGATAGTGTTCGGTATCCGACCTGATAGACTCGCCACCAGTTAGACCGTCAAAGTAAACGAAGTATCCCTGGTCTAGTGCTATGTCGTCAGACCCAATCTCAACATCGCCATCTATGGCAACATTACAACCTACCAGGGTCATTGAAGAACCGCTGGCACTTAATACGAATGACAGCGACCCACTGGCATACCATCCAAAGTCAACAGCCTGTGAAGTTCCACCTACATTGACTGCTGTGGTTCCTATAGTTAGAACATCGCCTGTGGCAGTTCTCCCCACTGCCTTCTCGTAAAATACGAGACTACCCGAAGACCAATCGGAGTTTACAGAATAAACTCCACGTGCTTGTGTACTCATTTTAATTTACCTCCATTATTTGGTGACTCCAATCGCAAACTCAATTCTATAATCTGGTTAGCTTACTGCCAGCCCTAGGAGTTGGCTCCCGCCCGCACCCAAGCCGTCTTTCGCGTCCTCAGCTAACTTTTGTTGATTGGTTTAACCCACCCGCATTGACATCTGGGCGATATCATTACACGCCAACAGCTGGCGCATTTGTTGTTATCGCTTTTAACCATCTTGTCAATGGGTGGGGAGGGGATGGCTTTCGCCACCCTCCTCACTTTCTTATTCCGTTTTTGTATTGTCACGTTTCTCCTAGGCTATAGCACTAACGGGTATTTCCCGAGGATACCTGTCTCTTGCAATATACATGGCTGCAATAAGACAAGTCCCACTGCTGGTGCATTTAACACGGACAAAGGGATAGCCTGCCGATAAATCAGCGGACTGAATGAAAATCCTCAGTATCGTGCCAGCTACCATAGTAGTGCCAGTAGTAGCAGCCAATAGGGTAACTGCTCCCATTGTATCTGTGCCGACTGCTGATGATTTCTGGTAGGTATAGGCAATAGCCACTGGAGTATCCGGGGTCACATTGTCACATTCCTCAACAGTAATAGTCTGTGAGGAGCCAACAACCCCTGCCAGAACATCAATCTCTAGTTCGAGTAGACCTTCCATGTTGATTACATCCCCGTAGAGGGCACCTGTTGCACTTACAGGAGCTAGTCCTGGGATTACATGAAGTTCGCCCAATCTGTTACTCATTTATTTAACCTCCGATTTTACTTTGTTTATGGGGAGGGAATTTCACCCTCCCCGTTTATTTTGTTTAAGTCCTCGAACTTGCAAGCGCAACAAAAGGACTCTGGTAGTTAGTTCCGTTCTTTGGGGTCAAGTAAGCATCCCACATCGGCTGCCCATCGCAGCGAAAGACAAATCTAAATGCACTCTGATCGCTCGCAAAATTCACATGAATTGAGGAAGCCGACTTCATCCCGCCCTTGTCAATCAGTATATACTGCGAGAAGTCAGCCAGGATTATGTCTCCTATTGTTCCAAGCGTCTGGCACTGTTCGCAGGAGATAACCGGCTTGCCGAATAGTGTGCCGTAAGGAAGCCCCGAAAGACCACCAGCGGGCATATAGACTGGAATACCACCAGTGCCTACGGCCAGAGCCATCGTGTAAAGTTGGGGTTCGATGTCCTGGTTAATCAGCCAGACATAGTTAGTACCGAACCGTCTAGCCCACATCTTGATTATGTTCTCAGCTACGATAGTCGTGTTACCCTGCCCAGTCTCAGCCGCTACGCTTACCAAGCAAGGGCTTGCAAGCACGCCTAGTGGTTGCCCTGCGCCAGTACCGTTAATTATGGCATCGACGATCTTGAAGTCGAACTCTGCGGCAAACGCCCTACCGATCCACGATTCCAGTGCGCTAGCATCTTCTAAAAGCTCATCTGTACAGGTTGTGTACCCGATAAGTTTCTTCAACTCAAGGGCAATCTGCTTAAAGCTGGGATACGAAGGGGTCTTAGTCCCGCCTTCACTCATCCAGTAAGCCCTGATTCCACCAAATCTCGAACCATCCGCCCTGCTGGAATCCGATACGGCAGGAATCTTAACACCATTGGAATTAGCACTAATCGGCATCCTGAAAACCCTGTTAAGTATGTCGCTAGTCGCAAAGGTTTTCTCAAGCAATGTCTGTGCGAAGTCGGTCTGCACAAGGAACCCGCCGTCAGCGGGTACATTCTCGCTAATACCGACAATAGCCTTGGAGCGCAGGCGTTCATCCATAGCCCTGCCGTGTGATATTGCGGCATTCTTAACCGCCATTAATTGCTCACCAAGACTTGACCACGGCTGATCACCGGGGTCGGTGATAACTTTGATTTCTGGTTCGTTGGGGCTAAACCTCTTGACAATTGTTGAGGCTAGCTTTTCCTCTAGCTGCTTTTCAACTTGTGCGTCTACAATAGACTGGATTTCACTGTCCAGTTCTTTTCGTTGCTCATCTGTAAGCATGTTAAACCTCCTGTTTTTTTGCGATTCTTTTGACCGCTTCTAGTATTTCAAATGGGATATTGATTTCCTCTGTAACTTCTGGAAGTGTTATGGGTTCAAGATTTAGAAACTCTATTATTTCAACGGGTATGTCGCCACCCGATAAGCGCAATACTTCTTTTACCAAAACCCATGCGGATTCCCTGGCCTCGTCGCTCAATCCCTCCTTTTCTATCAAGGTATTCAGATAATCTATTTCGTCTATGATTTCTTCTTGCGATGTTTCATGTGCTGATTTACCATCGTGTTCTTTTACCCAAGCCTTAGCTTTCGCCATAGTCCAGCCCTTATCTTTTCTAAAGAGATAAGTCCTGACCTGCTTCTCTTTGCCACA